CTAAAGAAGAACTCAAAGAACTACAAGAACAAGAACAAAAAAAAGGTGCAATATTACACGATTTAGGTTTATTGGAAACGCAGAAACACGCACTTAACCATATGTATAGCAATATTATTTCTGAACAAGAGGGAGCGAAAAAAGAGCTAGAAGAAAAATATGGAAAAGTGAATATAGATTTAAAGGATGGTAGTTATACCGAGATAAAAGAAGATGAATCTAAAAAATAACATATTTCAAATGAGCATAACTGACTTAAAAATATATGGTCTTAATCTGACCACACTAGGTATTAGTTTTTCGGATATAGACCTTTTTTTAAAAATAGTACTAGTAGCTATCTCAATAGGATACACAGTACACAAATGGATATTAATGTATGAAAAAAACAAAAAGTAAAAAAGCGAATAATAATATTAGTGAAAATATAAGTTATAAAGAAGCTACATTTTCACATACTGCACAAAAGTTAGAAATAGAAAATAAACCTAATGAAACGCAGTTAAAAAATATGAAAGTCGTTGCTGAAAAAGTTTTTCAACCATTGAGAGAATGGGCAGGACACCCTATTAAAATTAATTCATTTTTTAGATGTGATGATTTGAACTCTGCTATCGGTGGAGCTAAATCAAGCCAACATTTAAAAGGTCAAGCGATTGATATAACAACTCTAGGAGAAAAATCAAATGGAGAATTATTTGAATATATCAAAGAAAATATCAAGTTTGACCAATTAATATGGGAGTTCGGTAACGATAAAAATCCAAATTGGATTCACGTATCTTATGTTAATCCAAAGTCAAACAGAAATCGAACATTAAGAGCGAAAAAAAGAGGTAGTCAAACTACATATTTCGTTATCTAATGTCGTTAAAAAGGTATGAGATTGCTATTATAGATAGGTCAATGAATGGCTATCAATTTATAGTAGGAGTTTCGGTTCACCCAAAAGATGATGAAAATGATTTTTTGGAAATTAATTTTTATTTTTTATTTATCATTTTGCATATAAAATTATTTTATTAGATGCCTATACCGAAAGTAAAAAAAGGAGAACAACAAAGAGACTACATTTTAAGATGTGTTCCAGAGTTGATGCAATATCATAAAAGAGATGAAGCATTGGCTATATGTTATGACACTTACAGAAAAAATGTAGAACTTGAATCTTATAGTGATTATCCTCAATCGGCTACAAATAATGCAAAAAGAGCAATAGCTTATAAAGAAAAAAATGGAAGTAAATGTGGCACGACTGTTGGTTGGACGAGAGCTAGGCAGTTAGCCAATAGAGAAAGTTTAACAAGAGACACAATCGCAAGAATGGCTTCTTTTAAAAGACATCAACAAAATAAAGACGTTCCATATACGGAAGGATGCGGTGGTATAATGTGGGATGCTTGGGGAGGAAGTGCAGGAATAAATTGGGCGATTAGCAAATTAAAACAAATTGACAAAAAATAATGGAATTAAACGAGAACACGCAAGTAAAATTAGATTTGAAAACTATCGCAATCATAGTAGCTGGAGCATTATCAGTTGCATCAACTTATTTTACATTACAATCTAAGATTGATGATTTAAATTATAAAATAGAAAATGTATCTGGAGATGAGTTTGTAAAAAAAATGGAGTTTCAGTTGAAAGATGAATTGGTTAGAAGCACAATTATACAAATAGAAAAATCAACAGACGGATTAAAAGAAGATATATTAGATAACAAAGAGAGAATCAAGGAGTTGGAAGATAAAGTTTATAAAAGATGAAAAAATTAATTTTAATTCTATTTTTATTTTTTAGCTATACAACTTATAGTCAAAACATAAGGGTAGTACAAATAAATGCCAAATGGAATCAAAAAAATACTTTATATTTAGAAGATATCAGAAGTGCAAAATATGATTTCGGTTGGTTAGAGGACCAAAACGAAAAATTGAAAGGTCAAATAAAATCTGTTCCAGTTATATTAATAGAAAAAGATGGCAAAATTGTTAGAACTTTTCAAGCAGGATTAGATTTTAAATTAGATATAGATAGAAAATATATTCAAGATTTAATTTATGATTTAAAAAATGAGTAAAATTTTAGCTAAAATATTCGGAAAAGCAGGTGGTTCAGTAGCAGAAAAAATATCTGGTATTGTAGATAAATTTGTGCATACAAAAGATGAGAAAGCACAATTTCAAAAAGAGATGGAACAAATTTGGATAAATGCAGAAGCAGATATGCAAAAAAATGTAACTGAAAGATGGGCATTAGATTCTCAAGCACATTCAAGTTTCTTGTCAAAAAATGTAAGACCTCTAGTTTTATTAATTACAATTTGTTTAACATTAATAATGATTTTTATAGATTCAGGTTCAATCAAATTTGAAGTTGATGACGAATGGAAGTCACTTTTGCAACTTGTTCTTATAACAATGATTGGTGCATATTTCGGTGGCAGGTCTTATGAAAAAGTTAAAAAGAATGGCTAAAAAAAATCTTAGCACATATTTTTTTAAACCGAAAAAAAAACGACCAGGAGTTCATTCAAAGAATAGAAACACAAATCAAAAAAACGGAAAATATTATTCTGGAACAAAATATAGAGGACAAGGACGTTAGAGTAAAAAAAATTTTTTATATTTATAAAACTGCCGCAAATCAGTATAAGTTGCTAAACTTCAGGTAACCACTCCTGTTGGAACTTGTAAATAAAATTAGTTCTTTTTTGGGGGGGTTTTCTTTCTTTTTTCTTTTTGTCTACTTTTTCTTTTTTCTTTCTTTATTTATAAATTATTTTTTTTTAATATATTTATAATATGCAATATTCAAATCAATATGTTGACAAAATAGTTGATTATACATATTCTAATAAAAAAAAGATAGATATGTTACTTGAACTAGATGCTAGTCAATATTGTAATTTAGGAATAGATTCAACTAAACAACAAAAAGAACAAGTTAAAAAAAATAGCAGATATATCTACAAGGCAATAGCAAAACTTAATTCCTCTATGGGAAAAAGATTTCTATACCATCAAGATAAATAATGCCACGAAAAAAAACTCGCAGTCAAGTAGTTAAAAAACTTGACAAGATATTCAGTATATATATTAGGAAAAGATTTGCAATAAATGATATTGCTCAATGTTTCACTTGTGGCAAAAAAGAACATTGGAAAAAATTACAATGCGGTCATTTTCAAAGTCGACGACATTATTCAACAAGATGGGATACTGTAAATTGTCAAGTTCAATGTAGTGGCTGTAATGTGTTCAAAGCAGGAGAACAATTTTTATTCGGAAGAAGATTAGATGCTAAATATGGACACGGAACGGCAGACAAATTATATCAAAAAGCTAGAAAAACAGTCAAGTTATCTACAATAGACCTAGAAATGTTGATAAATAAGTATCAAGACTTGACAAATATTAAAAATTAGTTCTATATTTGTGTAGTTCTGTTCATTTGTCTTTGTAAGAAAGGGGATAATTTTTTATAAAATTGTCCTTTTTTTTTGAGTAAAATGATAATTTATTAAATTTTTTGTTTATATTTGTTCTAACTAAATATTAATTATATGGATTTAACAAAGATTATTACAGAACACGATGCTCACTCAAAACAATTATATAAAGATATAATGTGGGATATCAATTACTACACTACAGAACTTGAAAAAGCTGAAAGAAGATTAGAAAAAAGCAAACTAGCTTTAGAAAGTTTCAAAGAAAAATACGGAATAGATGGTACACAATTATAATCATTTATTAGTTCCCTATTATAGAGATAGGATAGAAGCTCTAGAAAGATATGTAAAAAAACTAGAGTTTGAAAACGCACAATTAGAAGTCGAACTAAATAATTACAAAGAATATGAATAAAGAAAAATTAAATGAATTATATGAAAAATATGATTTAAAACTAGACACAGATTTTTGGAAAAAAACAATGTCTGGAAAAACTTTCACAATCGTTACTAGAAGTGGCATAGAAAAAATACAAAATCAAGAACAGATTTATGTAAGCTATGATGCAGTAGTAACTGAAAAAGATTTTGCAGTTATTAAAGCAATTGCAAAAAAAGGCGACAAAGTAATAGAAACTTATTCATCAGCACTCAAGGGTACTGGTGGTAACTGCTTCACTTCCTATGTGGTTGAGATGGCAGAAAAAAGGGCATTCGCTAGAGCAGTTCTAAAGATGACAGATTTTTATCAAGAAAATGTTTTTGGTGAAGATGAGTCAGATGATTTTAAACAGAAAATTAAATATGTAAAACAATAATTATGAGTACACTTATTAACGCAAGTATTAGAGTAGACAAACTTCCAAAGGAAAAATTTGTCAAAGGTAAAGATGGTGCAGTTTATTATAACCTCACTATCTCAGTTCAAGATGAATCTAGGTATGGCAATAATGTCGGAATCTTTGATTCACAAACTAAAGAAGAAAGAGAAGCAAAAAAGTCTAGAAATTATCTCGGCAACGGGAAAGTTGTTTGGACTGACGGCTCAATCTTATTAGCTGAAAAAGAAGAAGAAACAGAAGAAGTAGTGATAGAGGGCGAACACGACAAAGATTTGCCTTTCTAAGATATTATCTATAGATTGCATAATAGTTCCCGCAACTATATGCTACAAAATTAGAGGGTTAAGGTATAAGTATCTTCCCTCTTTTTTTTTTATATTTATTAAATGCAAAAAGAAATACAGAACGACAATCCTTTGATGCAAAAAATCGAGCAGGAATGTTTGATAACTACTACAGTATCAATGGATTACCCACCAGTTGCCTTATCACTAGGCGAAAAATTATTAAAATCAAGTAAAGGCGACCAGCTAGTTCCAATACCGATAGGAACATACGGCAACTTTTCATTTGTACAATCTCCACCTAAAACTAAAAAAACTTTTTTTATATCTTTGCTAGCAAGTGTATATCTTAGTGGCACAAATAATTTTGCAGGAGATATAAAAGGGCATAGAGACGGCAGGTGTTTATTGCACTTTGATACAGAGCAAGGCAAGTGGCACGCACAAAGAGTTTTCAAACGAGCAGTTGATATGGCAGATATGGATGGTAGCGAGAATGTTTGTTACTATACTTATGGTTTAAGAACTCTAGGATTTAAAACGAGGATAGAATTTATAGAACATTGTATAAAAACAAAAAGGCGTACAGGTCTTGTGGTTATTGATGGTATCGCAGATTTAGTTGGCGATGTAAATAATTTAGAAGAATCAAATGCCTGTGTACAAAAACTGATGGAATGGTCAGCAAAGTATAATTGTCATATAATTTGCGTTATACATTCAAACTTTGGTTCAGACAAACCAACAGGGCATCTAGGCTCATTCCTAGAAAAAAAATGTGAGACACAAATACAACTTGAAGCGAACACAGTCAACAAAGATTGGGTGACAGTCAAATGTAAAAGAAGCAGAGGATATGCTTTTGAAACATTTAGTTTTGAGGTAAATGGATTAGGACTACCAAGTGTAGTTGGGGATTTATATGACCCCTTAACCTAATGGAAAATGGTAGAAAAACAGATGCGATTACTTGCTGAAAAGCATAGTGATTGGGTAAAAATTGTGAACTCATTCGGCGATGACCCTGCTATATCGGAGGATTTAGTACAGGAGATGTATATTAAAATACAACTTAAATTAGAATCTGGATTAGACATTTTATATAATGATAATGAAATAAATTATTATTATATTTTTAAAACTTTAAGAACTTTATTCTTAGATTTAAAACGCAAAGGGAAAAACATCAAAAGAGTTCCTGTAGAAAATATCAAAGGAACAGATGACACAATAGACTACGAAAAGAGCTACAAGCTAATACAAGAAGAATTAAACAAAATGTATTGGTATGACAAAAAAGTTTTTGAGTTGATAAATGCTGGAGAAAGTATCGCATCATTATCACGAAAAACTGGAATACAATATTATTCTTTGTATAATACTTATAAAAAAGTTAAAGATAAATTAAAATTATTATTATGACACAAAACGAATTTGATAAACTTGTTATTGAATTAAATGAATATTCTTTTGACATTATGAGAAACAAAAGACCAGAGTACACGAATGAAAATGAAGATGTATTAAACAACTTCAAAAGCACAGGAGATAAATTAGATATATCTGAAATGAAAGTTTGGGCAACTTTTTTTGAAAAGCAAACGCAAAGTATTTTTGCACATATTAAAAATGCTAATTTAAAAGAAAGTGAGCCAATAAAATCTAGGTTTGCAGATGTAATTAACTATTGTTATCTAGGATATGCGTTATTTAAAGAAAGAGATAAAAAATGAAGCTAGGAGATTTATTAGAAAAAGTGATACACATTATCACATTCGGTCAAGGTAAACGAATCGCAAAATATATTGCAATTAAATATTTTGGATATGAAGATTGTGGTTGCGATGAAAGGAAAAAAAAATTAAATAAAATAAAAATTAAAAGATGGTAACTTTTGAAAAAGAAGATTATGAAAAATGGAAAAAATTTCGATTGGGTAAGAAGTCATTCCTATCACACAAAGAATTTGATATGGTATGCGACTTGCACTCACGATATTACAAACATAAATTTTATAAACCCTGCACCTGCTCCCCAAAGACAATTAAACAATGGATACAAGATTTAAATAAAATTTGGGATAATGACGATAGAGGAAGTTCATAAATTTGAGAGAGCCGTAGTTATGATTCTCAATTTAGATGGATGGGATTTAGAGTGGACTGGCGATTCATATAAACCTTATGATGCAATCGGTAAAACACCGAAAGGAATTGATTGTGTTATTGAAATGAAATTTAGAGTTAAATATTACGAAAAGAAATTATTAGAAAAAGAAAAATACGATAAACTGATGAAGCTAGGAGTTGTAGCTTTATATTTTATAAATGACCCCAAGGGCAATTTTATGTATTGGTTAAATAACCTACAAATGCCTGAAACTGAAAAATTATATTGTCCTGATACTACAATGTGGACAAAAAAAAGAATCAAAAAAGATGTGTATCTACTCGAGGAAAATCAAGCATCTAGAATAAATATCAACGATAATTAGGTTTTATTAACATTTTTGTTTATATTTGTTACATAAATATAAATGATATGAAAAAAACACTTTACAAAAGTTCTACAATTGACATAGAAATAGACGGAGTTTATTTAGATGTTGAATACGATTATAAATCTGCTGAGCCGATGGTTTATAATTATGGCGACGGCTCTGGTTATCCTGGATGTGCTGCTGAAGTTCACATATACAAAGTAACCGCAGGTGGCAAAGAGGATATAATGCCTTTACTAGCTGATTATGTTTTAGAAGAAATAGAAGGCACAATACATAAAATATATGACGAAAACTATGAGAATTAAAAAGATAGTCAAGTTCTATAACGAAACTACGCAAATAGAAAAATGTCAATTATTATTTATGATGGCAAAAGATATGATGGTTCCTGTTAAAATAAACGGAGTAGTTCATTGTCTTGAACTAGATGATGAAGTTCCTGTTTGTTTAAACGGAACTGCTTATCAAATTAATACAGAAAAACTTTACAAAGATGAAAAACTTAAAGCAAATTTTAATAGCAATTAGAGACTTCTTATTTATATGTACAATCTTCGCACTTTATTGGGTGGCAATGGTTATTTATTATGGATAGATATAAAGTCAAAGCAGTTAAAAACTACAATACCGATTTTAGATATGATTTAGAATTAGGTCAGTTAGGAGAAAAACATCTAGGAAAAATACTAGATAACGAAAAGGTAGAAGTGAAAACAGATTATCAAGCATCCGATACTGGAAATTTATTTATAGAATATTTTAGTAGAGGAAAAGAAAGTGGCATAATAACTACCGAAGCCACTTGGTTTGCTTTTATATTAAGCAACCATAAGATAATATTAATATCCACAAAAAAATTAAAACAATTATGTAGACCTTACTTAAATACAAAAAGAGATGTCAAGGGTGGAGATGACAATACAAGTCAAGGAATACTATTACCATTAAAAGATTTATTATGATAAGTAACGAAATATTTGAAACATACAGAATGCAAGAAAAAGCAAAATCAATTAACAACTCTATAAAATTATTACTCGAACATAACTATACGATTATAGATTTAGAGGGTAATATTTTAAGAAAAAACAAAATAGATTAATTATGTTATATATTAATTTTAAACACAACAAAGAAGTAGAAACAATAGATTCAGCTGAAACATATAAGGAAGCATTATACTTATTGACGGAATATCAAATGAGTGACCCTTATAATGAATACTGGATTAGTAAAAAAAATCACAATGAAAAAAGTAAGACAATATCGTAGTCACCAAGGGCGACCACCAAAACAAAGAGAAACAAATAATAAGATGGCTTTTTTTAGTATTATCGGTTTGTTAATAACTTTTATTTTTATATTTTTAACAAAAAAATGATATTACTAGTAGACGCAGATAGTTTAGTATTCGCAAGTTGCTATTCTGGAACAGAAGAAAAATACTTTACAGAAATAGAAGATTCAATCGCAAAGTTTGATGAGCAATATATGGAGATAGTAAATAGATTAGAAGAAGAATTTAACATTAAACAAATTATCACATTCAATGGTTGCCGTGGAAACTTTAGAAAAAAAATTAGTTCATCATATAAAGCGAACAGAAAAAAAGCAGAACTACCTCCTTTGTTGTTTGAGATGCACCAATACGTAAAAGACCATTACGATAGTGTATATGGTTACGGAATTGAAACTGATGATTTAGTTGCAAGATATTGGTATAACCTACAAGAACAAGTAGGTCGTGAAAATGTTATGATAGTTAGTATTGACAAAGACTACAAACAATTCCCAGCATTGATTTATAATTATCATTATAACCATAAATGTATTTATGACATATCAGAAGAAACTGCATTATTTAATTTTTATTCTCAAATGATTGAAGGAGATACTGCAGATAATGTAAATTATTTTAAAGGAAAAGGTAAAGCATTTGCTAAAAAATATTTCAAAGGATGCAATACTAAATATCAATATACCAAAAAATTGTTTAAATTGTTCCAAGAAAAATACAAGAGCAAAGCTAGAGAAAAGTATATACAATGTTATAACTTATTAAAATTAAGAATTAGATGAAAGATTTGAAACCGATAGATGTAGCAAAAAAATTAAAACAGATTACTAAAATTGATGTTTTTGAAAACACAAGAAAACAAGAAGTCATTGAAATAAGAATGTTACTTTGTTATTTGTTAAGACAAAAACTCGGAATGCGTTGGACTAATATTGCAAAGTTCTTTGTCAATAACGGAAAGCATATGACACACGCAACTGCAATCAACGCATACAAAATGTATTCAGTATATAAAAAACATAATAAAAAACTCACAGAATATGAGAGAATGTTTTCTTGGAAAAGTGATTTAACTTATGATGAAATAGATAGGATACATTTTTTAGAAAGTCAGATAAAAACTTTAGAGGAAAAACTTGACACACCATTAATTCAATTATTACAGAAAATACCAAAAAACAAGTATGACGAAACCTATGAAAGATTACGTACCTTTGTTAAAAGTTGGGAATGGAAAAGTAAATACGAAAAGACTATTACCAATTGATTTAAAAGAAAGGTCGTTAAATAAATTAGACGCAAAGATTTATTTCACAAAATTAAAACTAAATGATATTGTAAATGAAATTAATAATTGGCAAAACAAAACAGAAACGCAGAAAGACCATTTAGTTATAAGATACGAAGCAACTGATTCCGAACTGCAAGTTTTAGAATATATGTATAAACAAACAAAAGGAATATGATTAAAAAATTAAAAATAGGAGAAATAAAAATTAACCCTAAGAATCCAAGATTAATCAAAGACGCAAAGTTTAAGAAATTAGTTCAGAGCATTAAAGACTTTCCAGAGATGTTAGAGTTTAGACCGATAGTTATTAATGAAGATAATTATATACTCGGTGGAAATATGAGATACAAAGCTGCCGTTGATGCAGGTCTGAAAGAAGTTCATACAATGAAAGTTAAGATAAGTAAAAAAAAGCAAGAGGAATTTATAATCAAAGATAATGCCAGCTTCGGTGATTGGGATTGGGATATACTTGCGAACATTTGGGATAATCAAAAACTTAATGATTGGGGTATAGATGTTTGGCAACCAGAACAAGAAATTGATTACTCTGTTTTAGATGACATTGATGTTGAAGAAGAAATAAATACAATGTATGAGCAAACAAAAAAATCAATCATACTTGAATATCCTGCAAAAGATTTTGAGCCAATCAAAAAATTATATGATGATTTAAAAAATAAGGGAGTAAATTTGCAAGAGTTGTTTTATAAAGCTATGCAAAAATATGAACTATAGAATAGCTATCCCAAGTTACAAAAGGTCAAAAGTCGTTAAAGATAAAAGTATAAATTATCTTATTAATGATTGTAACATAAACCCAAAACTCATTGATGTATTTGTCGCTAATAAAAAAGAATATAAAGATTATAAATATCTAGAAAGTTTTGGAATAAATATTATCGTTGGTGTCATAACCCTTAAAGAACAAAGAAAGTATATAAATAATTATTATAATGATGGTGATTTTATAATTCAAATAGATGATGATATAAATTATCTAACAAAGAAAAAAGGCAAGAGTACAGAAAAATTTGTTGAGATTGATAAGTTAATTAAGATAGGTTTCAATGAATGTTTAAAACATAGAACAAAAATATTTGGAATCACACCAACCAATAATCATTTCTTTATGGATAATAAAATATCAACTAATCTAAAATTTATCAATGGTGGTTTCTTTGGAATTATTATAGACAAAGATAAAAATTTAGAAATTAATGTAAATGAAAAAGAAGATTACGAAAGAACGATTAAATATTTTATTAAGTTTAAAAAAGTTATTAGATTGAATATGTTTAGTTTGAATACAACTTATTACAAAGGCGATGGCGGAATGGTAGATAGTAGGACAACAAAAGAACAAAACAATTCTGCGTTATATCTATGTAAGAAATATCCAAACTTGATAAGTATAAACCCTCATAGGAAAAGTAAATATTTAGAATTGAGGTTAAATAGTAGAGCAATATGAAAACATTAAAATTAAAATATCATAAACACGATGTCAAAATAGGTAAGAGGTGCGAATTTGTTCCACCAACTATTACTGAAAGTTGTTTGTTAGAATTTGATGGGGAAATAATCGGCTTCTACCTGACAGACCTACCTGACAAATTAAAACAATATATCACAATAGCTAATAAAGAGTTCTTAAGTAAGAATGTACCGAAGTCATTACTTGAAAGGTCTGATGTATATGAGATGCAAAGAAAGTTAGGGATAAGTAGGAAAGAAGCGAAAGCTAGGAATACAGTACAGATGAGTACGATACTCGGTGCCGTATTAGCAAAGCCACATTTAAGGAGACCCTACAATTCTGTATCAGCAGTTCACACAAACGCAAAAGCAAAGACATTTATAAAAGCTATGCTACTTTCTTGTTTAGAATGTGAGAAACTCATAGAAAAATATATGCCAGAACAATATAAATCTCAAAAGAAATTAATAGAAGAAACGACATTACCTAAATATAGATTCGGTAATTTATTCACAAGTAGTATATCTAATTTTAATATCGCTGCTCCTTTCCATCAAGATAGAGGTAATTTAAAAAACACAGTGAATGCAATATTAACCAAAAGAAAAAGCACAGAGGGTGGTGCGTTGTGCGTTCCTGACTTTAATCACACATTTGAACAGGCAGATAATAGTTTACTTGTATATCCAGCTTGGTTTAATATTCACGGAGTAACGAAAATAATAAAACATAATGAGGAGGGATATAGAAATAGTTTAATCTTCTATCCACTCGCAGGATTTGATAAATAATATGGACAAAAGTAGACACATAAAAAAGGAGAGTATTTTAAAAGCACTTGAACAAAGTTTAGGTATAGTTACAGTTGCTTGTAAGAAAGCAAACATACCTAGAAGCACATTCTATAAATGGCTTAATGAAGATATTGAGTTTGCTAGAAAAGTTAAGGACATTGAAAACATTGCTCTTGATTTTGCAGAAAGCCAACTACATAAACAGATAGGAGATGGCATTCCAAGTTCAACTATGTTCTATTTGAAAACAAAAGGAAAGAGCAGAGGTTATGTTGAAAGACAAGAGATAACTGGTGCAGATGGTATGCCTAATAACTTTCAAATTGAAATAATTGATAAAACAGAAGATACAGACTAATGTCGTTTACAAACATCTTGTAAAAAGCGATAAGAAAATTATAGTTGAGCAGGGTGGAACTCGTTCTGGAAAAACTTTTAATATACTTCTTTGGATAATATTCGAGTTCTGCACAAAGAATGATAAGAAGATTATAACAATATGTAGAAAAAGTTTCCCAAGTTTAAGAGCTACAGTACTTAGAGATTTCTTTGATATATTAAAAAATAATAATATATACAGCGAAACCTTTCATAATAAATCAAATTCAGAATATCATTTGTTCGGCAACTTAGTTGAGTTCATCAGTTTAGATATGCCACAAAAAATTAGAGGTAGGAAAAGAAACCTTTTATTTGTGAACGAAGCAAACGAATTATATTTTGAAGATTGGCAACAACTTGTATTTAGAACTCAAGAAAAAATTATAATTGACTTTAATCCTTCAGATGAATATCATTGGATATATGACAAAGTTATAACTAGAGAAGATTGCGACTTTTTCAAAACAACTTATTTAGATAATCCATTTATTGAAGAAGCTATAAAGTTAGAGATAGAAAGGTTAAAAGAAACTGATGAGCAGTATTGGCAAATCTATGGATTGGGAGAAAGAGCAGCAAGTCGCAGCACGATTTTCAATTATGTTGAATGTAATAAAATTCCAGAGGAAGCAACCTTAATAGCATACGGAATGGATTTCGGTTACACAAATGACCCAACAACTTTGGTATCTGTTCACACTCACGAGCATAAATTATATATAAAAGAGCATTTGTATAGAACACAAATGACAACAAGAGATATACATAATTTCCTATTGAAACAAGATTTAGGAAAAAGTGCTATCTATGCAGATAGTGCCGAACCAAGATTGATAACAGAACTTAGGACTATGGGGCATAATATATTTCCAAGTATGAAAGGTCGTGATTCAATAAACGCAGGTATTGATTTATTAAAAAGATATAAAATACATATACTCAAAGATAGTGATAATGCGATTAGAGAATTTAGAAACTACAAATGGACAGAAGATAAATCTGGTCGGCTAACGAATATTCCTATTGATAAAGATAATCATATTATCGACCCCTGCCGTTACGCAACTTATAGTATTCTTTCAAGACCGAACTTCGGTAAATATACTATTCAGTAATTTGTTTGACAAATTCTTCGGATTCTTTTAGAGTTTTAAAATAGTGGCTTGAACATTCACCATTTTTAATAACATCAACTCTGAATGAATCTCTTTGTTTGTTTGTCATTGTCCTAGTTTTCATAAGACAAATATACAATAAAAATAGTTATAAACAAATTTGTTTATTAAATATATTCTTTGTATATTGCTATTATAACATAAATTATTAACTATGAGAAATTTTAAATATAATGATGGTGGTAGGGAAAAAGCTGGTTACAAAGGTTTCACAGGAGACTGTGGTGTTAGGGCTTTATCCATCTGTTTAGAAAAACCTTACAAAGAAGTTTACGATAAAGTAAACGAGTTCTGTAAATTAGAAAAACCAAGCAAAAAAAGACGTGGTCTATCTAATGCAAGAACAGGAATACATACACATACATTTAGAAAAATATGTGATTACTTCGGTTTGAAGTGGATACCAAAAATGACTATCGGCTCTGGAACGACTGTTCATTTAAAAGCTGATGAGTTACCAAAAGGTAGGATAATCTGTCGAGTTTCTAAACATTTTACTGCCGTTGTTGATGGTGTTATTAACGACACTTATGACCCAAGTAGAAATGGAACAAGAGCAGTCTATGGTTATTGGACTAGAGATTAATTAGTATATTTATTGATATGAATATATTTTACTTAGACAAAGACCCAGTCATAGCTGCTCAATATTTATACAACAAGCACGTATGCAAAATGATATTAGAATCAGCACAAATGCTATGTACAGCACATCATCACTTTGATAATGGTCATAATGTGCCTTACAAAAAAGCATATTACAATCATCCATCTACAAAATGGGTTAGAGAAAACACACGGCACTACTATTGGTTGTATGAGCATTTTGTTGCTATCGCTGATGAATATCACAAACGATACAATCGTGTTCATTTAACTTATGTTAAGTGCCTTATGCCGTTATACTTTGCACCCAAAGGTATGCCTACAAAAGATTTTGTTCAGCCACCTCAAGCTATGCCAGATATGTACAAAGACAAATGTTCTATTAAAGCATATTGGAATTATTATATAGGCGACAAACACAGGATTGCAACAAAGCAGGAAAATACTTATTAAATTTTTTGTTTATATCATTTATTCTTTTTATATTTGTTACAACAAAAACAATTATTATGAACTATACATTAGACAAATACAAAAAAAACCTTCGTGTTGAGGGTGATGATGTTTGGAGTTACAAAACCAAAGTTGGAATAATAGCAGGAACAAAATTATTTCAATTAGGTTATTGGTCTCAAACAACACAAAAGCACATTAATTATGTAGCTGATACTTATGACTTAGATTTAATTAAGCCATAATGAAAATAGAATGGATAACAAGTAAAAAGTCGAAAGATAGTTTACTTATTGACGACAGGTATCAAATGTATTCAGATGGTGTTATATATGACACGTCAGAAGCACAAGACATACCTCAACATATTTTTAAATTACAAAAATGGATAAGATACAGAACTTACACGACTTAGAATACTACGGAAATATTTTATTATGCACCGAGTTAGTTCAAAAATGGCGAAAGCTAAAACCTGATAATAAAGAATTAAAAAAAATATCAGAAGCATTAATAAAAGTTTCGTTGTATGTTGTTAGATTACAAGATGATTTAAGCAAACACAAAGAAGCGATAAGTGATTATAGATATAGAAAAAACAAAGCACTTCTTGAGTTAAAAGATATGCAAAAAAAATATGACAAAAGATTTAAAGGTCATAACGCAATTAGTGATAGTTAGTTTCTTATGGTTTATGTGTTAAAATTTCATTGATTGTTTGGTAGCCGATAGGTTACGAGAGGGTACGATACAGGGTTTACTTAATATTCCAAACTATGCCTACGTGGATTGTTTGGTGTGATGTGTGTCTGCCCTCTTTTTTTATTTCAAAAATTCTCGTTATTTTGTAGTATAAATTTTCTGATTAAACTCGTTATACTACTATGAAACTTAAAATTAATATACCTGCATCATTAGATGATATCACTTTAAGGTCTTACAAAAAGTATTTCAAACTACAAAATGAAATAGAAGATGTGAGATTATTAAAGGCTCAAATGATACATATCTTTTGTGGTGTTAGTTTGCAAGATGTTTATAATATGAAATACAATGACACGGAAGAAGTTGTAATGATGATTAATAAATTATTTGAAACTAAACCGAAACTGGTTACAAATTTTAAGCTGAATAATATTGATTATGGATTTCATCCTAATTTAGATGATATGAGTTTAGGAGAATATATTGACCTTGACACTTATATTGGCGATTGGGATAATATTGAAAGAGCGATGAATGTTTTATATAGACCGATTATAACTAAATACAAAAATAGATATTCAATTGATAAATATAAACTAGAAACATCAGATGATATTCTAGATATGCCTATGAGTGCAGTCACGAGTTCAATTTTTTTTTTGTTGAATTTAGGAGTGGACTTGTCAAAAGCTATGAGGAAATATTTGGAAAAGGGACAGGAGGAGGACTTGATAGAGCTTCTCAGCTCTCAGCCAAATGGGGTTGGTATCAATCAGTTTATGAACTCGCTGGAGGAGATGTTACAAGATTTGAAGATATCACTCAATTAGGAATACATAAATGCTTTACAATGTTAGCTTATAAAAAAGAGAGAGCAGAAGTTGAAGCGATACAAATAAAAAAAAGTTTTAAAAAATGAGCAATCAAGGTATAAGGGGTTACTACTTAATAACTGAAAAAATTAGAGATGAGTTATTAAAAGACATAAATGTCAAAACAGTCACGACTGGAGATATAAGTCAAATTAATTTAGGCAAACAAGATATATTCCCACTAGCACACATACTTGTCAATAATGTTACAGTAGGCGAACAGACATTAAGAGTTAATCTTAATATAATGTCAATGGATATTGTCAATCAATCTAAAGATGAAGTCGTTGATAAGTTTCAAGGCAACACAAATGAACAAGACATATTGAATACTCAACTCGCAGTATTAAATAAGTTGATACAAGTTTTAGGTCGAGGAGATTTATATACAGATAAATATCAGTTAGACGGAGAGCCAATTTGCGACCCGTTCTATGATAGGTTTGAAAACAATTTAGCAGGGTGGAATGCGAATGTTGATGTAATTATTTATAACGATATAACAATTTGCTGATGGCTTTTAAACAAGTAGAATCTGAACTTGCCTTATTTGCAGAGACTGTCATAGCAGAAGCTAGAAAAAATTTAAGGCGTAAAAAGAAAGTAACAACAGGCGAGTTACTTAAATCATTAACATACGCAATAGACACCAGTCAAAAAGATACTACAATACTTAATTTCGTAATGAAAGATTACGGAAGATTTGTTGATAGGGGTGTTCAAGGGAAAGACCCTTATGCTTTACCAGCACCTGGGAAAAATAAAAAGGGAGATGAGTTACAGGGTGCAAAATGGTACGGCAAAAACAGAGCACCGAATAGTCCTTACAAATTTGGCTCAATGAGTAGCAGAGGTTTGAGGGGTGCGATAAATAAATGGACTATACAAAAAGGCATACCAGGGATAAGAGATAAAAAGGGAAGATTTGTTCCTAGAAAAAGTATGCAATTTATGATGACTAGAAGTATATATCTAGCAGGACTTGAAGCGACTATGTTTTTCACAGACCCTTACAATAAAAACCTAGTTAGATTTATTAATAAATTTTTAGACGCTTTTGTTTTTGATGTAGATGTAGCTTTAAGGCAACAAAAAAAAGGAGTAAACTATAATAAATAACAATGGCAATAATTAAATTAAGAAGTCCAAGATACGAAGTACTACTAACACCAAGTGGAGCAGTTTCTGCTAAATTAGCATTGAGTGTAGGTGGCACATTAAGATATGAAATAGTCAAAGAATGTACGGCTGATTCTAATGTTGAATTTGAGATAGCAGAATTGGTTAGAGATTATTTAACCATAACTGCTAATAACGATTATGCTCAACCGAGTAATCAAATAAGTATATCGAGGGTTATAACTTTTTATGATGGTGCAAATGCTAGTGGCAGTGTTGTTAGTGGTGGAAACACAGTCACTCATACAGGGCTTGATGGATACGGAACATTCAAAGATGGTGTTAATCCAGAGATAGCTTCATCGCAGGTTTATTTATTCACACCTGATTATTCAACAAATCCAGATACATATAAAATCTATGCACCGATAGGCGAGGAGGGTGCTTTTCCATATTTAGATACAAACGGAGATGTACAATCAAATGAGTTTGATTCAGCAGAGACTACATTCACAGTTAGAAGCAAAACACTAACTATTGAAAGATTAGACTGCACAAAATATGATGCAACAAAAGTTTTATTTTTAAATAAGTGGGGTGCGATACAAGAATTGTGGTTTAGGACTAAAAAGGTTGAAAGTATATCAACTAAAAAAAGTCAGTTTCAAAGAAACCTAATGAGCTTCGCTACAAACAATACAGCAAGTTATGATGATGACGCACATAGTATAGAAACTTTTAATAAGAACGGAAAGTTAGTTTATAAATTAAGTTCTGGTTACTATCCAGAGTGGACTAATGCTTGGTTTGAAGAATTATTATTATCTGAATATGTATGGATATATCAAAAAAATTATGCGTTATCACAAAAGATATTCCCTGTGAATGTCAAAACAAGTTCAATGACAAAGAAAACGAGTTTAAATGATAAGTTAATAGAATATACAATAGAGTTTGAACAGGCAAATGATTATATAAATAATATTAGATAATGCAAAAGCTACAACTATATATTGATAGTACACCACTTGCAACAAATCCAACTTATACAAGAATAGATTTATTTAAAGATGAGACTGTTTCTATAACTCAAACTATTAAAAACATCAGAGATTTAGCAAAGGTATTCACAGAGTTTACTAAAACTTTTTCAATACCTGCATCAAGAAGCAATAATAAAATTTTTAAGCATTATTATAATTTCGATATTGGAACGACTTCACTTCCTGGATATGATGCTAGAAATAAAAGGAGAGCAAAAATAGAACTCAATAATATACCTTACAAAAAAGGGTTTATAAGATTAGAGGGTGTTGATTTAATTAAAAACAAACCAAACTCATACAGAATAACATTCTTCGGGGAGACTGTCAATTTAAAAGATATTGTAGGAGAAGATGATTTGGCAGATGTTTTTCAAGGTGTTACAACTTATGATTTAAATTATAATCACGCGAACATCAGAACAAAACTTATTGGAAGTCCAGGAGCAGTTGTATGTCCGTTGATAACTCATACAAGACAATTATATTATCAGAGTTCTGGAAATGTAGGAAACGGAAACTTATATAACGCAGGTTCAACATCTGATAATGGTGTTTATTGGAGTGATTTAAAATATGCTATTAGATTACACGAAATTGTAGACCAAATTGAAAGTCATTACGGATTAACTTTCAGTAATGATTTTTTTGATACTTCAAATGCTGATTGGTATAATTTATATTTATGGATGCACAGAAAAAAAGGAACAGTCGAACCTGCTGAACAAGTATCACTACAATATCAAACGATAGGAACTTACAACGCAGGTAGTGGCAATAGTGGACCGATATCAACATCAGGTACAGGAATTATTGTGCCTGGACTTGCCGTTACATATCCAGCATATATATCTGAGTTTACAATAAACATCACACCATCAACAAATGCGGTTGCTTTTAATTATAGAGTAAAAAGAAATGGATTTATTGTAGCTTCTGATGAAGATGTTACAGGTCAGCAACAATTAGATGAAAGTGATTTTACTTTAAGTGCAGGAACTTATACAATTGAGGTTGCTACATTCGGAACTTTGCAATGGACGGCTGGTCAAACTACTTGGTCGATAACAGGACAAGATGACCCTGAGGCTATTAGTCCATATACAGATACATTTAGTAACGCATCAACAACAAGTTCAAGCACTACGTTTGAATTTAAAATATCAGAACAAATACCAGAAATAAAGGTCATAGATTTTTTAACTGGTCTTTTCAAGATGTTTAACTTGACTGCCTTTGTTAATGATAGTGGAACGATAGTAGTCCAAAAGTTAGATGCTTTTTATTCAGCTTCATCAGTTGTTTGGAATTTAGATGAACACTTAGATATCACAAAAAGTAAAGTTGATGTAGCTCTACCTTTTAAAGAAATTATATTAACGTATAAAGGATTAAGCACTTTTCTAGCTAAACAATACGAGCAGTTGTATAATAAAGGTTGGGGTACAGAAGAATTTGTAGGAGATAGGTTTGATGGACCATCGCCAATATATAAAGTTGAGTTACCTTTTGAGCATTTACAATATCAAAGATTAATAAATGTTACAAATAATCAAAACACTACGATACAATGGGGTTGGTTTGTTAATGAAAGTGAAAACGCAATAAAAGGAAAGCCATTAATATTTTATAATATATACCAAACAAGTGGAACACCTATAAGTATTAAAAATACGGCTAATTCAAATTCAAGTTCAACTGCTTATAATATACCCTCAAATAGCAGGGCAATATCTAGTGGCACAAGTACAACGAACTTAAATTTCTTTAATGAAACAAATGAATATACAGGCTCAACAACTTTCACAGGAACATTGTTTGAGAATTATTACAAAACTTATATCACAGATGCGTTTGCACAAAAAAGAAGATTAACAAAGGTTACGGCATTTATGCCATTAAAAATGATTTATAATTTAAAATTGAACGACAAAGTATCGTTAAATAATAAGAACTATCTAATTAATAGTGTTAAAACAAATTTGATAACAGGTAAAAGTGAATTTGAATTATTGAATGTAGTATGATAAAAAATATTATTGATTTATTACAAGTCGCTGATGGCGATACAGAAAATATCAGAATAGCACAGGGAAAAAATGCTTTGCCTAAAACATTTAAAAGAGCATACAAATTATTAAAAAGAGAAATTAAATGGCAAACGTAATAAGAGAATATACTTTAAAACTAACAACAAAAGAAGCAGAAGCTAATCTTAAAAAGACCAATGACTTATTGCAATTACAAGATGACGCTATCAATAGAATCAAAGATGATTTAGTTAAACTAGAAAAACAAAAAAAAGAATCATACGATTCAAGACAAATTGATGCACTAAATAAAAAAATAGCAAGAACGAAACTAGAATTAAAAGATGAAACTAATGCTAGACAAAAGTTAGTACAAGTTCAAAGGAGACAAAATAAAGAACTCGCTGAAGCTAAAAAGAATACTGCAGATTTTAGTGGTGCTATGAAATTATTAGATGGTGCAACTGGAGGAGCTGCTTCTAAAGTTGTGAATCTTGTAGGTGGTGTTGGAAAAGCAACAAAAGGTTTCAATCTTTTAAAAATAGCTATGATGGGTGCTGGGTTTGGAATAATACTCGGTGCAATAACTGCCGTGACTGCTGCTTTTAAATCAAATGAAGAAGGACAGGGCAAGTTACTTAAAGCATTTAATAGAATTAAAACAGTCATAGGGAATGTTACAGATGTCGCTGCAAAATTCGGTAAAACGATATTAAGTTTAGGTAGTTTTCTAGGTGCTAAACTCACAGGAAACACAGAAAAAGCCAATAAAGCAATGGCTGATGTGAAGAAAAATTTTAATGAAGCTACTGAATCAGTTAAAAACTTCGGCGAAGAAACTAGAAAAGAGTTAGAACTAGCAGATAAAATGACTGCTATTCAACTTAAAAATAGCAAAATAGAAAGAGAACTTGTAGTTGATAGGGCAAAAGCAAACTCTGAAATAGCAGAACTTAGAGCAAAAGCTAGTGATAAGGAAAATTTTACAACACAGGAAAGAATACAAGCATTAAGAGACGCTGCTGCTATTGAAGATGAAATAACTGCAAAAGAACTAGAGTTAGCAAAACAAAGATTAGAAGCTAAACGAATTGAAAACTCTTTGAGTGAATCAACAAAAGAGGATTTGATGGAAGAAGCTAAACTACAAGCAGAGGTACAAAATATAGAAACAAAAAGGCAAAATAAGAAAAGAATGCTTACTCGTTCTGTGAACGCTGCTATAAGAGAAGAAAACGCTGAAACAAAAAGACTTGAAGATGAAGCAGAAGCTGATAGACAGAAAAAGGAAGATGAAAGATTAGAAAAAGAAAGGAATTTAGCAGATGCTAGAAAAGAAATAAGAGATTTAACTGCATTATCATTACAAGAAGAAAGAGATTTAGAAATACAAAAACTTATAGAACAATATGATAAAATTGCAGAAACTGAGGGTTTAAAAGAAGAAGAACTACAAGCACTTCGTGATGCAAGAGATGAAGCAGTTAGATTAAAGAAACAAGAGTTTGAAGATGCAGATTTACAAAGGAAACAAGAGTTAGCAGATGAAGAAGAAAAAATAGAAGAACAAAAAAGAAAGTCAGTAATGGAAACTTTTGATAATGCTGCAAGAATAGCAGGGGAAGAAACTAAATTAGGAAAAGCATTATTGATAGCTAAACAAATGTTACTACTAAAACAATTAATCATTGACGCTAAATCTCAACTCTCAACTGCTAGTAAAGTGGTTGGGGAAGCAACTATGCAGGGTGCTGAAGCGAGTACAGAAGTTGCAGGTTCAGTTGCGAAAGCTAGTAACACAGCTCCGCCACCTGCGAATATACCTTTTATAATTTCAGCAATAGCGACTGGTGCAGGTATCATATCTAGTGTTAAAAAAGCTATTCAAGGAACTAAAAAAGCAGCATCAGATGCAGGTGCTTCGGTTTCAACACCGACTATAGACACACCAGTTGCACCGACAACTACGGCTCCAGAGCCACCTGACATCACATCAGTTGGTGGTGGTACAAGTCAATTAGCAGAAGCGATAGGCTCACAGGTTCAGCAACCTGTTCAAGCATTTGTCGTTAGTAGTGAGGTTACAACTGCACAGGGATTAGAAAGAAATATCGTTGATAGTGCGTCAATAGGATAAATACAAAATTAATTTTTAAAATCGTTATAGAATTATGAAAATCATAGAACTCATTTTAGATGAAGCACAGGATATAATGGGTATAGATGCCATCTCAATAGTAGAAAATCCAGCTATTGAAGAAGATTTTGTCGCTTTAAAATCAGAAGAAGTTAAACTAGCAGAAATAAATAAAGAGAAAAAAATATTGATGGGTGCTTTATTAGTTCCCAACAAACCGATTTATAGAAAAAATGAGGAGGGCGAATATTATATTTATTTTTCTAATGAGACTGTGGAAAAAGCAAGTCAGCTTTATTTAAAAAATGGATATCAAAATAACTCAACACTAGAACACCAACACGAATTAAACGGATTAACTCTTGTTGAAAGTTGGATAGTTGAAGATGAGAAGCTAGATAAGTCCAGAAAATATGGCTTAAATGTGCCTGTTGGTACTTGGATGGGCTCAATCAAAGTTAATAATGATGAGGTCTGGAATGAATATGTTAAAACAGGAAAAGTAAAAGGATTTAGCATTGAAGGATATTTTGTAGATAAAATGCAAAATGCAACAAAAGAAGAACAAAAGGCTCAATCACTTTTGAGTAAAATAAAAAATATATTATCAGTAAGTCTTGTTCAAGTTGTGAATGAAGATTATGCAATCATAGATGATAGACTGGCTTATTCATCAAAAGAAAAAGCAGAAGAAGTTGCAGAAGATGTTGGTTGCGGTGGTTCACACGAACACGAACACGAGGGAATGATTTGGTATATGCCTTGCGAAGAACATTCAGTTGATGCAGGTAAAAATACAAAAAGTCCTTGTTGGGATGGTTATGAGCAAAAAGGTTGGAAAACTGGAAAGAGTGGAAAGAGAGTTCCTAACTGCCAAAAGAAAAAAGGATAATGAATAAAGAATATAAAACTCCTAGCAGAACAAGTCCAAAGGGAAGCCGTAGAGCTTGTTTGTGTGAGGATACAAATACTTACTCTATAAAATGTTGCGATGGCTCTTTATGGGCTCAAGGCATTGGAGTAATAAATAGAACGGCATCGTAAAATGCAAAAAATTTTTTTTAAATCGTTAATTAAATAATTATGAAAAGTAGTGATATGATAAACAAAATCCGAACACTTCTTGACATCGATGTTAAACTCGAAACAAAGAAGTTAGAAAATGGTACTGTGATAGAAGCAGAATCATTTAGTGCAGGTAGCGAAGTTTTTATCAAAACAGAAGATAACAAAGTCGCAATGCCTGTGGGCGAGTACACTTTAGAAAGTGGAGAAGTAATGTTAGTAAAAGAGGAGGGTCTGATTGCAGAACTTGGCTCTTATGGTGACAAGAAAAAAGATGAGGAAGAAATGGAAGATGACGGCAAAGAAGCCGATGTTCAAGATTGGGCAGGTATGGAAAAAAGAATTAAAAACCTAGAAGATGCAATCGCTGACCTTAAATCGAAAATGGGAGATGATAAGGAAGAAGAAGATATGGAAGTTGATACAGAGGAAGAAGAATTAAAATCTGAAGAGGTTGTTGAAGAAACTAAAGAAGAAGTCAACGAAGAACTTAAACAAGAATTATCTGAGCCTGCGGTTGAGCCAATCAAACATAGTCCAGAAAATTCAAAAAAGAAACCTCAACACTTGTATGCTCAAAACAGAAGCAAAACTACAAGAGATAGGATATTAGAAAAAATAGCAAACTTTTAAATTAAATAAATAAATAAATTATGGCGACTACAGTAAGTATAACTAGTACATACGCAGGAGAGTTTTCGGGGAAGTATATTTCGGCTGCCCTATTAAGTTCCCCTACGTTAGATAATGGTAACATTACCATCAAACCGAATGTGAAGTACAAAGATGTGATTAAAAAAGTAGCAACTGATGCTAATGTCATCAAAGATGCGACTTGTGATTTCACAGACACTGCTACGGTAACATTGACAGAAAGAATTCTTCAACCTGAGGAGTTCCAAGTAAATTTAGAGCTTTGTAAGAAAGATTTTATATCTGACTGGGAAGCTATCGAAATGGGATTCTCTGCATTTTCAAATATGCCACCAAAATTCTCTGATTTCTTAATTAGCCACGTAGCTGGTCTAGTTGCAGAAAAAAATGAGCAAAATATTTGGGGTGGTGTTAATGGTAACGCAGGAGAATTTGACGGATTCACAGTATTAATGGCTGCTGATTCAGATGTAAACGACGCTGCTAACGGCTCACATACATCATTCACTTCAGCAAATGTTGATGACTTATTAGCAAATATCGTAGATGCACTTCCTAACGCAGTTTATGGAAAAGAGGATGTTGCTATTTATGTTCCACCAGTTGCGTATCAAGCATATATCAGATACCTAGGTGGTTATGGTGCTTCAGGAGTTGGAGCTGCTGGTACAGATAGCAAAGGTTCTCAATGGTATAATATGGGGAATGCACTTTCATACGAAGGTATTCAAGTGATTAACACTCCAGGTATGCCTGCAGACCACGCAGTAGCAGGTCAAAAATCAAACTTATACTTCGGTACAGGACTAGTTTCTGATTTCAACGAAGTGAAGTTATTAGATATGGCTGACTTAGACGGAAGTCAAAATGTGAGAGTAGTAATGAGATTCACAGCAGGTGTTCAGTATGGCATCGGAAGTGATTTAGTATTATTGACTTTAGCATCATAGTATAAAAATTGTTTAACAATAAAAGGGTAGGTGGTTTGACTACCTACCTTTTTTTTTAAAATTAGAAAAATATGGCTTGTGCATTAACAACAGGAAGAAAAGTACCTTGTAAAAAAGGGTTTGGTGGTATCAAAACTATATATATGGCAGATTTTCCTATTTCTGCAACAATAGATGCAGACCAAACGATATCAGCATTTGCAAATTCACCAGATTGGTTTCAATTTGATGTGAAAGGAAATTCATCTTTAGAGGTAGCAGTAACAAGTTCAAGAGAGAACGGAACTACTTTCTATACTCAAACATTGAATATGACATTACCATTCCTTGATAACGCAACAAAAAATGAACTACAAATTATAACTCACGCGAGACCTGTAGTTGTTGTTGAAGATTATTACGGAAACCAATTATTATGTGGATATGAAAACGGATGTGAAGTGACTGGCGGAACTATCGTAACAGGAGCTGCTGCTGGAGATTTAACTGGCTTCACACTAGTTATGGAAGGAATTGAGGAAACTGCACCATACTTTGTGGACGCAGGTGTATTATCAGCTAATGCAACTCAAATCGACCCAGCTTAATATTTTACAATATTAATTTTCTTAAGAAAGCACTCTTTTATGGGTGCTTTTTTATTTTACAAATAAATTTTTTTTAGTCGTTATATATCAAATGATTGTATTAACCACAACTGCATCACAAACTTTGAAGATTATTCCTAGAGAATATCTAGGTAACTTCTATACAAGAGTTAGAGATACAAGTTTGAACAAACAATTCAGTTATTTTATAACAAGCACTACACAAAGTGGAGATTATTTAACATTCACAAATTCTTATGTTGATGGCTCAAGTAATAGTATTTTTAAAGAAGCTAGATTTTATGACTTAGATGTTTATGCTGATTTTAATTATTGGAATAGTAATTTAAGTTTATGGGAAAATTATGATGAGTTATGGCAAGTCGATTCAAATCAAGAAGAAAGAATGTATAAAGATAGGATATTCGTTACAGACCAAGATATTGACGCAGTTGATTTTGATTGGTACGAAATTAACAAGAATCAATATAAAACAAATGATTCGTATAATAATGAGTATATTGTAATATGAGAAAATATAATAGAAATAAATTAGGACAATTTATGAAAAAATCAAATACGGAAGTAAGTTTTGTAAATTTAAGCACTTATACAAGTCCAGAAGTAAAGGAGCAACCTAATAAAGAATGGATACAATATGGAAGTGATAATAATTATTTCCAATTCTTAATTGATAGATATAACGGCAGTCCAACAAATAACGCTGCTATAAATGGTATCTCTCAACAAATATTCGGTAAAGGTTTAAACGCAACTGATGCTGATAAAAAACCAGATGAGTATGCTCAAATGGTTACACTATTTGAAAAAGATTGTGTAAGAAAACTTTGTTATGATTTAAAATTGATGGGACAATGTGCCGTTCAAGTTATTTATAGCAAAGACAGAAAAAAAATAGCACAGGTTGAACATTTTCCTATTGAAACATTAAGAGCAGAAAAAGCCAATGACAAAGGGGAAGTTGAAGCATATTATTATTACGCTGATTGGACTAAAATCAAACCGAGTGAACAACCTACAAGAATACCTGCTTTTGGTATGAGTAATGAAGCGATAGAAATATTATACATTCAGCCGTACAAAGCTGGATTCTATTATTATTCCCCTGTAGATTATCAAGGTGGCTTACAATATGCCGAACTAGAAGAAGAAATATCTAATTATCATTTAAACAATATTATGAATGGGTTATCCCCATCTATGCTTATTAATTTTAATAATGGTATTCCTAATCAAGAGGAAAGACAATTAATTGAAAATAGAATAGCACAGAAATTTAGTGGTAGCTCAAATGCAGGTAAATTTATCCTCGCATTTAATGACAATAGAGACGCTCAGGCAGAAATAACTCCTGTTCAATTAAGTGATGCACATCAACAATATCAATTTTTAAGTGAGGAATCAACCAAGAAGATAATGTTAGCACACAGGGTTGTATCTCCGATGTTATTAGGTATAAAAGACCAAACAGGATTAGGAAATAATGCTGATGAGATTAAGACTGCCTCTTTATTAATGGATAATACCGTGATAAGACCTTTTCAAGAGCTTTTAATAGATGCCTTTGACAAAATATTAGCTTACAATGATATTAGCTTAAATCTATATTTTATAACCTTACAACCACTAGAATTTACTGATATTGATGAAGATATCCAAAGTGATGAGGAAATAGAAGAAGAAACTGGAGTTAAGCAAGATGAAAATTTAGAATTATCAACTGATGAAACTCATAGAATATTAGGCTCATTACAAGAAACGGCACATAAAATAGATGAGAATTATGAGTTCGTTGCAGAAATGGATGAAAATGAGGAAGTTGAGCCACAAGATTTCGCTGAACATTTAGTTGAAGAAAGCAAAAGCACATTAAGTAAAATTAGAGAAGCCGTAGGATTAACAACGGCAACGGAAGATAATGTAGGTAGTGTGAGAGATGGTAGTGCTTTTTCTTATTTAGATTCCAAAAATGGACTATACAAAATCCGTTATAAGTATGCAAGAGGAATGAAAAAATCAGGGGAATCAAGAGAGTTTTGTAAAAAAATGATGGAACTTTCTGACCAAGGTTTAGTTTGGAGAATAGAAGATATTGATAGGGCAAGTTATCCAGGTGAAAAAGACCCTCCAGTCAATGTTCAGTTCAGACACCGACCAGACCTGCCCTACGATATATTCAAATTGAAAGGTGGCATTTATTGTCAGCACAAATGGGTAAGAGTTTTATATAGATTGAGAAAAAGAACAAAAGTGAAAAGTGAAAACTTGAATGATTATGTTATCGCAAGAAATAAAAACGAGATACCTCAATATATGAAAAATAAAAGACCGAGAGGTAGTGCTGAAAGTGAAATAGCACCCGGAAGCACAAAAACAAAAGGAGCATATCCTAAATAAAATATTATGGCAACTGCATTATTTATAAATAGAACTGACTTAGTAAGAAACTCCGTGATGGATGGTAATATTGATACTGATAAATTTATTCAGTTCATAAAATTAGCACAAGAGATACACATACAAAATTATCTCGGAACAGAGTTATATAATAAGCTAGGCACATTAATAACTGATGGAACGATTGATGATAATGCAAATGCAAAATATAAAACATTATTAAATGATTATGTAGCTCCTATGCTAATTTGGTATTCACAAGTGGATTATATTCCATTCGCTGCTTATCAAATTAAAAACGGAGGTATTTTTAAACACACATCAGAAACTGCAGAGACTGTGAGTAAAAGCGAAGTAGATTATTTAGTCGAAAAAGCTAGAACAAATGCTCAATGGTACACTAGAAGATTCATTGATTATATGAGTTTTAATCAATCTAATTTTCCAGAGTATACAAGCAACACAAACGAGGATATTAATCCAAGTCACGATGCAACTTTTAATGGGTGGGTATTATGAGATATAAACCGAAAAAACATAATGTTCAAAAATTGAGAACATTTTTAAAAAAATTGAATGACAAAAAAAAGATAAAAGATGGCAAGTTTATTTAATACAAAAATTTCAAATACGTATGTTGGTCTTATCAAGACTATTGATAATGCGGTTATCAGTGCTACATTACGAGAACTAACAGACGGCTCTGGAAACCAAACTGGAGTTTATCTAAACAACGCAGGAGATTTTAAAGCAACTGGAATATTAGAGTTCGGCTCACTAAAAGACACAGGAGAAAATATAACAATCACAAAATTTGTAGATGAAGCTGACGGAATCGCAAATAATGACAATGACACAACAATTCCTACAAGTGCTGCCATAGTTGATTATGTAGCTTCAAGAATAACTTTAGAAGATTTAGATTTTAGTGGCGATAGTGGTACAGGTTCAGTAGATTTAGATAGTCAAGTATTTGCAGTTACAGGAACGTCAAATCAAATTGTAACAACTGCAAGTGGTCAAGGTCTTTCATTATCTTTTGCAAGTGGTGGTGTAGTTTTACCTAATAACTCAACTGCTACAACTCAAACAGACGGAGATAATTCAACTAAAATAGCTACCACTGCTTATGTTGATACTGCTATTGAAGGGCACGATACTTTAGCAGAAGTATTATCAGGTGGAAATACAACTGGTGGAAGTAATATTTCAGTTAGTGCAAATGATGATATCACATTTACAGATACAAGTAAAGCAGTATTTGGTGATGGTAATGATTTACAGATTTATCATACATCTAATTCGATTATATATAATACAACAGGCGATTTAGTTTTAGAACAAACAGTAGATGATAGAGATATAATTTTCAAAACAGACGATGGCTCAGGTGGTACTACTGAATATTTTAAAATCGATGGTAGTTCAGAAAAAAATGAATTTTTTAAATCTTTATTTTTATTTGACAATGTTAAAATACAAATTGGAAATGCAGGAGATTTAGAAATGTACCACGATGGCTCTAATAGTTATATTGATGAAACAGGAACAGGAAATTTATTAATCAGAGCTAGTAATTTTCAATTACAAAGAGCAGATGGCTCACAAGTTTATCTGTTAGCTAATACAGGTGCTGAAGTTGCTATTTATTATGCTGGGTCTAAAAAGTTTGAAACAACAAGTACAGGGGTAAGTGTTACAGGAGGTTTAACAGCAACAGGAAGTTCGGTATTTACAGGTGCTTCGTTTAGTGATAATATAACAATAGCAGATACAAAATACGCTATATGGGGTGATGGCTCAGATTTTAAAATTCATCATAATACTTCAGATTCTTATTTACAAAATTATACTGGGCATTTATATATACAAAACAACTCAGATGACAAAGATATTATTTTTCAAACAGACGATGGTTCTGGTGGCGTTTCTACATATTTACATTTTGACGGAAGTCAAGCGTCAGGTGGCAATTTATATGCTAAATATCCAGACAACTGCCGAATAACTTTAGGAGATGCTTCTGATTTATATTTTTATCACGATGGAACTGATACACGACTGCAAAATAGTGGTGGGGATTTAATTTTTGACCAAAGAACAGATGATAAGGATATGATTTTTAAATGTGATGATGGTTCAGGTGGAACAACAGAATATTTTAAACTTGATGGAACAAATGAAAGAATATTAGTTAGTAAACATATAAATTTAGTTGATAGTGCAATACTTCAGTTAGGTAGTTCTCAAGATTTAAGAATATATCACGATGGTAGTAATTCTTTTATTACAGAACAAGGAACAGGTAATTTATTTATTGAAGGAAGTGATAATATATATTTTAGAAATGCTGCTCAAGATGAATATTATGCTCAATTTACTGTTGATGGTGCTTGTAGTTTTAGATATAATAATGTAACGAAGCTAGCAACTACCAATACAGGAATCGCTGTAACAGGAGGGATAACTACGGATGGTGCTTCAACTTTTTCATCTTCTTTAGATGTTACAGGAGCAATAACAGCAGACGGTGGTTTAAACCTTAATGATAATGATAAAATTAAACTTGGAACAAGTCAAGATTTAGAAATCTATCACGATAGTAGTAATTCATTCATAGAAAATAATAGTGGTTATTTAATGTTACGTTCCGACACAGCTATTTATTTACGTTCTGCAACTGGAAATGAACAATATATAAGTTGTGCTAAAGATGGCGAAGTTTCAATCTATTACGATGATGCTGTAAAATTTGAAACTACAAGTACAGGAATTAGTGTTACAGGGAATATAGTATTAACAGGCGATACAATCACAAATAATAATCAATATTATGAAAGTAAAACGACAGGAGGTGGAAGTATTAGATTAATAGGTATTGATAATTCAGATAGTATATATATTGGCTCAATAGATAGTGGAGCAGACAATGTATATATTAGAAGTGCAGGAACAAATGCAATATCTATTGATAGTTCGCAAGATGTTAGTTTAGCAGGTAGCTTAACAATAGCACAAGATTTAACAGTCAATGGTACAACTACAACTGTGAATACATCAACAATAGCAGTTGAAGATTCATTAATAGAGATGGCTAAAGATAATTCAGCTAACTCTCTCGATATAGGTATATATGGAAAGTATAATGATGGTTCAGCAAGATATTTAGGGTTATTTTCTGATGCTTCTGATACAAATAGATTTAAATTATTTAAAGGCACAACAGAACAACCTACAACAACAGTCAATACAAGTGGAACAGGATATGAATATGCAGATTTATTATTAGCAGGTCTTGAAGCAAGAGGAAATGTTACTATCAAACAACAAGATGATTCAGGTTTCGATGGTGGTTTAATTATTACAAGAAGTGCTAATAATCAAAAACTTGTTATCGGTATGGACGGTGGTGCCGTTAATTTCAATAGTCCAGATTCTTTGACTTATAAATTTAGAGCAAACGGAACAGAAAAAGCAAGTATTGACGCTAATGGTAGTCTTACTCTTCAAGGTGGTGCAACAATAACAGATAAACTTGGGGTAGGAACTGCACCAACAAGTAGAAATTTAAGTGTTTTCAGAGATACGGCAGGGTCAAT